TGCTTGGTCAACGATTTGTCAATACTTTCAATCTGGAAATCACCGATGCCCAAGATGACATGTTGCAGACCATTAACTCTGCTCTTCTTTTCTTGGCGTCAAATCTAATTTTTGCTCCCGCTTACGTTGGATTCATTATTGCAACTGGCATAGGGCGAGGCGTCTTCAATTCCAGAACTGTTATTGGTGATGAGGTTGTCAATGCGTTCACTTTCGTTGTTGAGAATTACAGCGACGAAGCAGATATGACCGGCTGGTATTTGGGTGACGCTTTGATCGAAGGTTTGAAGCGTGGGCTGAGGGACGGTGCTGGAGAGGTCGGTCAGATCGCCGCCGAGATTATTGCTGGTGCTGAACAAAAGGCTCGTGACGAAGCGCAGTCCGATTCGCCTTCTAGGGTTTGGGAGAATATCGGTAAGGATCTGGTATCTGGTTTGACTCGCGGTTTGGAAACTGGGACGCCAGCCGCGTTTGGTGCTGCGAGTTCTTTGATGCAGCGAGTCAATTCTGTTCCTCTTGCCTCTGGTGGGAATACCAGCATTTCTGTTAATGTTCCTGTGACGATCAATGGCAACGCTGATCCTGCTATGGGCGCGCAGATTGGTCGTGCGGCTGCTGTTGAGTTGCGTCGTGTGTTGCAGTTGGAAGCGAGAATGGCATGAGTTGGAACCCGAACGCTGACACCGATTGTGCTTTTGGTTTGGAATGGGCACCTTTGCGTGAGGTTGATCGTCCAGTTGGCGGCGTTGGTGAGGCTTCATATTCTTGGACATGGCAGGCCAGTACGACACTAACTGTTGAGAATATGTGGAATTTTTCTTCGGTCGCTGTTCCTAATGCCTATGACGTTATTGACATTTATGATGTTGCAAATATTTCTCCGGTGAATCGGACAGTTGACAGATATCAATACAGTGCCGACGCAGACACTTCGCTTTTCATCCGCCCAGTAGGCGCTGCTTGGTATCCGACGCCAAGCCGTGTCGAGTCTGTCGATCAGCAACGCATGGATGATTACAGCCCTTCGGCATTGTCATGGTACGAACTTTTGGGCGATCCTTCGGTATCCGGCATTTATCAGGGCTATGTGAATACTGTTGGTCCGGTTTTTGTAAATCCCGTCCCGGTAATCAATCGGCAATTTTTAGGACTCGTTCCGTGGTTCAAAACTATTCCCGATCCTTCCCCAGACCGCTCTTACGATTCGCTTTATTCTCAGTGGGCATTCCACGTTGACGATTTGGAATCAAATGTTGGAACAGACCGTATTATTGGTTTGACGGTAGCGTGCTTGTGTCAGCGTTATATTGATCCGGGTGCCATCGGCGGGGAATGGGACGTTCCATATAGGATCCGTCCAGCGATTTCTATGAATGGGCAAATTGTGTTGGGTCAAGCACAAATTATGCCAATTACTCCGCAGGTTGTTTCTTACACTTGGTATCAAAACCCAATTACGGGTCGTTCGTGGACGACTTCTGAATTGGAAGATTTCAACAGCACGATTCAGGACAATGCTGTTATGTGGCTTATGTCCCGTCCGGGTGGTGCGAACGGGGTAGAAATAAGGAAAGTAACAGGGGGGGCAATTTATGAGGCATGGGCAGACGTTGAGCATGTAACCGAAACGCGTGTTGCAGAAGCCATTCGTGTTTCGCCTCAACAAGTTTTCGGTTGGAACGAATGGTCTGTTGAAACAATTGCCGGTGGTTCTTGGACGGCTACTGGCAATGAAAAGTATTTGTTCAATCAGCGCATTTACCAGCAACAAACGGTTGATCGCCGTCCCGCTTTGTCCACACAAGGATTATCTGTGCGGGCTTTGGGCGGCGGCCAAGGAACGCAAAATGGCATTTATGAAACTGTGCCAGAATTTTTGCATGATATTCCTCGCAATGTTGGAACTGAAATAAATTACGCGCCAACAGTTCTTTTTGATGACGGTGTTTCTGGTTATTTTTTGACGGACAGCCAGCCTTATGCATATATAACTGATGGTGACGGCGAACTTGGCGTTGTGCGTGATCCGGATCGCCCTCAATTGTGGCAAACGGTTTCCTTCACCGCAGATTCAGACGTTGATTATCGAATCAGGTTTTGGGCCAAATCAAGCAATGAATCTCAGCCGGATAGTTTCATGGTTGTTTACGTTGTTGATTCCTCTTACACGCTAGAAGCAACTTCAACAATTATCCGACCGAACGATTTGGAATACCCCGGAACTTGGCAGAAATTTGATTTGCCATTGACGCAAGACGGGTGGAATGAAAGCGAAACTCAACACACCATCATGTTTGTCGTGTATGGGGGTGGATCGAACGGTTGGCAGGTTTTAACGTTGAATACTGGCGTTACGCGGCAGGATGTTGTCTCCCCAACGTCCACCGAAATGGAATACACAACTTTTGGCGGAATTATTGATTGCGCCTCTGGTGGTGACCCGACCGAAACACTTCCGCAGGATCCGTGGATTGTTCGAGAAGATGCTGATGTTTCAGTGGTTATTGGTGCCACGCCGGAAACGCCGTCAGGTTTCACAGCAACTTATGTTGATTTCGACACTGGCGTTTACGGTCCATCTGTTCTATTGAGTTGGGATGGGCAAGTAAGCCCCGATGCCTGTTCGGGTCTTGGATATTACGAGATTCAACGTAAAACAACTGTTGTTGATTCGACTTGGGACAGTGATTGGCAGACCATCTATTACGCGTATGTTGATGGCACGGCCGAAACGTACAGCATCATGGATTATGAAGCCAACCGCGGAGCGCTAGGCGATTCTTTGAACACATATCGCATTCGTTTGGTCAGCGATATAGATTTCAATTCTGCTTGGTCTAACGAGGTCGAAGTTTCAATCCCCGTTGATGGAAGATGCGGTTATTTCCTTTCAACCAATCAACTTCCAATTTTTAATGTGTGGTTTGATGATGTAGGTGTTCGTTCTTATAACTTCTTGGAAACCGTGTCCTATTACGAATTTGAAGGAACAGACGGATCAGTTGAAGCAAGAGGTTTGACTGATCGATTGGACGAATTCTCCGTCGATTTCCTTCTGGCTGCCGCGGGTGCCGCTGGAGGAACAGTAGAAAGTTCTACGTTGGACAATTTGGGACGTAGAGTATTTGACAGACTTTTGTTCCTAACGGGTAATAAAAGAATCGTTGCCGACCTTATTGATGATCTTTTGCGTTTGGCGTATGTGTGCGTAACTGACAACAACGGAAATCGTTGGTTTGCCAGCATTCAAACACCTACAGGCGTAGATACCGAACCCGGAAGTCAATATCGGATTCAAACGACGATCAAGGAACTCACACGAACGCCTTATCCGGTGCCTGTATTTGATTCTGGCGACGGAACACTTATTTCCCTTGAACTACTTTCCCTTTTGGCTCCCGCTGTTTCTCCGCCTGAGCCTCCGGCCCCGTTTGTACCGTCATCATGACTGCTTTCGCTGTTGAATGGGCCGTCGCTGACAGTTCCGGTGCTTTAATTGGAACAATTTTGGGTAGTGGTGGAACACTGTCTTGGGACGCTAACGCAACTATTCAGAGAGTTGTTCGCGGAACTCAATTTGAAATTTCTGATTGGAATCAATTAGATAAATTGAATGATTGGCTTGTACCAATTTTTCGTCGTTCTGATGGAACTTCTTTGCGTCTGGGAATGTTTTCCATTGCCTCCGACCCCGCACGATACCTAGCAAACAATTTGAGGGCACCGGTTGAACCATATCTGGTGGACGGAGGATCGTTTTTGGCCACTCCCTCTCCTTACAATCTTTCTGGTCGCAGCGCAGAATCAGTTTCCGATGCCTTAGAGCGTGTTTGTGATGCTGCTGGTATTGAGCGCAGAATGATTGAACCGACCGGCGAAATATTCGGTGAACCCGTTGCCTATCAAGTTGGAACAACTTTTGCAACGGCTTTGAACGGCTTCTGTTCTTTGGCGGGGTTCCTTCCTCCCCATTTCGACAGAAACGGTATTTTGCAACTGAGGCCACTACTTCCAGATGATGCACAACCCGCCGCTTTTTACGATTCAACAAATATTCTTTACGACACTCGTGTAGAAGATTCAGATTATTTGGATGCGCCAAATGTTTTTGTTGTTGTTGGATCGGGGGCGACAGATGCCCCAATTATCGCCACTGCAGAAATTCCGGTAAATGCTCCCAATAGTTTGTTTAAACGCAATGGCCGCAGAATTGCTCAAATCATCCGAGAACAAGGTATTGAAAGCGTTGCACAGGCTCAACGCCTAGTTCAATTGATTGCCAATACAGCGGTTGCTGGATATCAGACGATTTCCTTTGGGGCAGTTCCAAACCCAAATCACGATTGTTTTGATTTGGTTTCTGTGAACAATGTCATTTATAGAGAAATGTCATGGGATTTCGATATGACAATTGGCGGCGTTATGTCGCATCGCGTTGCTTCTGAATTAAGGATTTAATAATGAATGTGGATGACGTTCGACTGTTGGTGCAGTCGATAGAAGCGCGACCGGCAAGCACGACTTCAGTTTTGCCGGGGACAATTGTGACCGTCGCAGAAAATCGCAGAACGGCGACATTGCTAATGGACGGCGACCCTGAGAATAGTTCTGTTGAGGCATCCATGCTTTTTGCCGATTTGAGCGAAGGGGACCGAGTAATGGTCCTGTTCGATCCACCACGAGGAATTTATATCATCGGAACAATTGCCCGCTTTGCTGACGCTGGTCAAATCATTGCAAGAACGCGCAGAGTATACGGTGAAGAAAATCCCTTTGAGGCAGAGGACTTGACATCGCAAGCACAATTGAGCGCAACTTTTTGCTTTGGTCGTCTTTATCGAATTGATTTCACTTTGACACTTGTTGCTGGATCTCCTGCTGATCCTTCATGGGTATATGGTGCTATTTACAATGAAAATGCCGAAGGGCTTATATTGCCCGGAAGTGAAGATTTTTTTGTTGGCATCAGCCCCGGTGGTCCTACAAGTTTTGCGACGGTGACCTCTTTCCGAATTCTTGAGCCGGAAGAAACAAGTTTTGAAACCCTAGACGTATACCTGTATCCCACTGCAGATGTTTCATATACCGGATGGTTTGAAGCGGTAATCACGGATGCTGGTCCAACGGTAGAATTGTCAGATGCAGTATTATCTCCTTGATCATCCACCGGCGATCCAACAATTCCACCCCTCACGCATCAACCCCATGACAGGTGGAGTTCTAGTTCACACCACCGAATCCATTATGGACAACGTGGGGCCTGACACCGGGGCAGAAAACGTTGCCGCTTACATCGCCCGACGCACCGAACACGGCTCGTACCATGTGATCGTTGACTCCGATTCGACAGTTGCTTTGATGCCGGATACTTACACGGCGTTTCATTGTGAGGTAAAGGATTTCAATAGTCGCACTTGGGGTATTTCCCTTGCTTGCAAAAGCACCGATCTTGACGTTGCTAACGCTTGGACACAAGCAGCGATTAAGCGCGCCGCAAACGAAATCTATGCGTTTTGGAAACGAAACGGTTTCGACCCAGTGGCCGCAGCAAGATTCATTCCACCACAACAAACACTATTTGCTGCTGGCATGACAACTCACGGCGATGCCCAGCCGTATAACCGCAGCGATGCTTGGACAAAGCATCCTCAGCGAGGTCAACTAGAGAACATGTTGATCCGCGGTATTCTGGAAAATGTAAATCCACCTAGTCCCGAGGACGATGAGATGAAGCCTGTAGAAATGTGGCGTGACCCCAAGGACGGGTCTATTTGGCTGTTTTGGACAGGGCCTTGGCGCACAGGTTTGAAGAATCAGGAAGATGTTAAGGCGTATCAAGCGGCCGGTGTTCCGTTTAGGGGCGATTTCCCTAACGCAGAGTTCGGCGCTCAGAAGATTCGCAATACGCAGTGGGTTAAGACCGGGTAATAGTCATGGAAGATATTTGGTCTCATCCGCTTGTCGTGGCGACTTATGCCGCGATGTTCTCCATGGTGGTGGGTGGCATTCGCGCTCTTTTGAAACTTTTTGATCGTGTTTCCGACCTTGAAAAAGCGTTAACCGAAATTCAAAACGATTTGAATTCGTTGTCCACGGATCTTAGAAATCATATGTTGGAAGAGTCGAACAATGTTCGGCATCTTGAAAATTCAATCGCTCGCCTGACGACTGCTCTCGGAACTGACCGAATTGGCTTGCGTGAGTAGCGTTGCACGCATTTTGCGGCGGCGGTAAAGATCTCTGTGATATGCGGCCCATGCCGCTTTGCAGGCTGGGGTTGGTTGAAGGCCGTTTCTGATGGCCCTCTTGTAACTACTTACTGTTCCTAGTGGTGCTGTTGGTCTTGGTCCGGGCATTATTCGTTGCTCGCAATCAAACCTGTTACTGCTGACGTTGCCAAAACGTACCTTAGGTTATTCCACACGTCAGGCACGTATTTTTTTAATGCCACTACTACTGCTGCGATCCAAATGGACATGCACCAATCGCAGGACATAAGGTAATCAATTTTTTCTCTGGTGTTTTTGCTTATTAAACCAGATGTTTGCGCCGTGTCTAATTCGCTGGCGATTACTTCTCTGATTTGCTCTGTGATGGTGTCTCTTGTCGCCAGTCTGGTAAGCCTGTAAACGGCTAGCGCGTCGATGATAAAAGTGTTCATGGGGACGTTCTCACAAACTCTGCTTCTGCGCGTTCGGCGGCGACCCACGACTGCCAAGCCGACAATTGCTGCCTGCGTGATCGAACAGCCTCTAGAGCAACTTGCCTAAGGTAATCTGCACGATCTCGTGCGAATCTGAGATCTGCTGTCAGTTCGTCAACCTCGGCTTCTATTTCTGCTGCAAGCCTTTTCACACCGTCATCGGTGGTTTTGGAAACCATTCCCCATGCTTTGCTTCTGCTGTGCCGATAACGGTTTTCTGATTCTGCCAGATCTACAGCAAACCGTTTCAATTCTTCAAGGGCGTCATCGATTAAGGATGAAAGCCTGCGCATTTCTTCGCCGTTTTGATTCATTTCTCCTACAGACATGGATCAAAGAGTCGTCCTGCCACAAGAACAGGTGGGGCGTATTCGATGGGACCTTCTAGCCACTCGGTCACCACTCCCGCTTCTTGCAGCGCGTCAATTCCCATTTCGATGGAATCGTTCCATTTTGAATTGAGTGATGCTGCTGCATGATGGTAAGAGGCGTGTCCCACAACGCGTGTTACTCCAGAATGGATCATGGAAACAGCGCATCGAACACAGGCAAACCAAGGGGCGTATACGGTTGCCCCAAATGTGGAAACCCCTTGCGATGCCGCGTGAAGAAGAACGGCGTGTTCTGCGTGAACAGTCCAGTCGTATTTGGCGCTTCCCTGCAATCGTGCTTCCGTTGGGCTAACGCCCATGGGGAGACTGTTGCATCCAAAAACAACACTTCCGTCCCAAGCGACTAGAACAGCACCATTTTGAGTGGATACGTCTGGGGATGTCGCAGCCTGCAAATAGGCAGCCCTCATCAAGGATCTATCATCGTTCAAGTTCATGCTGTTTCCCTCATAAGAACTGACATGGCCCTACGTTCCCTTCCTGATTTTCCTCCCCACACACCTACCGTCTGATCTGTTCGAAGAGCATAAGCCAAACAATCATCGACAACTGTGCAGGTTTTACAAATGTCTAATGCTTTTTGGACCATTTTCCAATCTCCCCGTTGAGGGAAAAAGGTTTCTGTATCCTCTTTTTGGCAAGCCGCAAACTTAACCCAAGAAGTATCTCCTTCGTCGATACTCTCAAAGTTGATAACAGCCTTGTCAAAGTCTTTTCTTTGACGTTCCCTGTAGGCCCTCATGTATACACGGTTTGCTTCTGTGCATTCTTCGCAACGGCAACCTGAGTTGTATCCCTTCATCTGCCCGCAGTTTCCCACTAACGTTTTCCTTTCTGACACCAATGAATGATCTCGGCAGCGGCTCTGCGCGAGGACAACCTATCCTGAGTGGATGAGTATTGGTACATTCTATCCAGCATTGGCGGACATGCATACACGGCAGACGAGGCTTCTTTTCTGCGTTTTGCGTATTTTTTGTGGAACGCTTCAGATATCGCTTCGCCAAGATCGTCGTCTTTGGTGACTGACGGCCCTATATCTGCGTAATCCCAGAATCTCAGTCCGTGATGAACGTTCTTACGCCACTTGCTTGATTCCATCAAAACAACCGGAATGTCCAATGCCGCCGCTTCAAAAAGAATGGAACTGTTGTCGATGATAAGCAAATCGATTTCTGAACTCACCTTCAACCAGTCAGATTCAGTTCTGACTTTTTGGTCCTTCCACCAACCGTAAAGATAGGACCATGCACGAGGATGGCCGTGCCCCACAATGTTCATTCCGCATGTCTGGGCGTATTTCACAAATTCTGGAATCTTGTAATAGAAGTCGGAGAACGCTGAGCCTGCCTCTGGAGCGATGTTGCAATCCCAGTGGAAAGCAATGCCTATGTTTAGTTCGTTTCTAGGCGCTGCCAGTTTTCGTTCGAAAGACAGATCATCTAAGCGGGGACTTCCAACAGCGATGCCTTGTGCATCAGGATAAGCCTTCAAGTTGCGTTGCAAGACCGTTTCGTTGGGGCAAACGTAGAAGCCAATCTTGTCCCTGTTGACTCCACCCGAGTATCCGCCGTGGATGCTGCCATCATTCCTAATGTATGTTTGTCCCGCCCCGTGTTCGATAAAAACGATGGGGCGCTTGTGGACCTTTTGAAGGTCGGTATAACCAGCAACCAAAATTGGGTCTTGTGTCCTGAGGGCAAAGTTGAGGCGACCTGCCTGCTTCATGGGTTGGGCGTAGATCCCTAGGGATTCCGCGTACCTGCTCATCGCCAAATTGTTAACTACGAAATTTCCCGTGAGGTCAGGATCAAGCGAACGCCAGATTGGGGCTATATGGTCGATGTAGTGTTTGAAGGAAGCAAGAGCGTGAATCTTCATTTCAAATTTTCCTGAGGAAAAAGATGATGTCGCCTCCGTTGCGACGAACATTTTGTTTTCTGAATTTAAATGTGTCGCCTAGGAACTGTGCCCCCAAAGGCCCGTTCAACATTTCTCCTTCACACCAGTAATCAAAGGTGCGATCTGTCACGAATCTAACGTGTGTCGGATCGGTAAAGGCGTTTTCTGAAGTCCAGTGAGGACAAACAATGGTTGCCTTACCCCCCTTTTTCAGGATTCTCCAACACTCCAAAACGAACTCAATTGGTTTGCCAACATGTTCGAATACGTGGGAAGCAAAGATTTCGTCAACGGACGAGTCTTCGAACGGCCATGGGAACTCGTCAAGGTTCATTACGACGTTTACGCCCTCTAGGGGATGCTGATCGCAGTTAACCCAGTTCTTTTTAATGTCTTTCCCGCAACCCAAATTGACTTTCATTCTGGTCCCCATTCACCAAACCACACGGAGCAAGCCCCAATTGTGTACGGCTCCCATTTGAAGCCTTCTTTGTATTCCCATTCTCCTTGACTGCGATAAACGCAACCCCATCTATCTGCACCAGTCCCCTCTGTTAGGTCTTGATCCAACGTCCAGTTGTAGCCAACGGGGACGGTAACCATCATGGACCCATTTGGAGCGAGTAGTGAAAGCAGATGACAAATGGCTTCAAACGGATTTCGCTTACCTATTTCGTTGTCCCATCCAACATGTTCAATTGTTGAGATTGCCAGAATCCAATCGTAAGTTCCTTCAATATCGAATAGATTTGTGTTATCAACGTGATCATGCTTTTCAACAATGTCGATTACATGATGGTTTGTTGAAATGTAGTTGGGCGTTACGTTTCCTACTTCAAGCCCTGAACCCGAACGCCTGCTCAACCAATCAAAAACAACGGGAAGTTCTACTTGCCTCTCGTTTGTGTGGGTCCAGTTGTACGGATGCCAAAAATGTCGAAGCGTTTTATCCCGGTATCTAAACATTCTGGAAAGCCGTCTTCCATGTTTCAAGAAGGTTTTCCCAAGAGTTCTTTTCAGCCCAAGTTCGCCCTTCCTCTGAGAGCCTTACGACTGTTGGAACGTCCCATTCAAGCATGACATTTATTTGTTTGGCGAGAACAAAGGGTTCCATGTTCCACATGGGGATTTTCCCACCCTTCATCAAGCGAGGACGTTCCTTTATCGCCTGAAAACCAATGATGGGCCAAAACGCCTGCGGATCAACTTCAGGCATTGCCACAAGGCATCCATAGCCGAACGCTTCAAATGCTGGGAGACAAAGACCGGCGTAACGACGAGGTAGGACAAGCGCGTCTGCCCATCTCATGTAAGAGTTGAGAGACTTTTCGTAGTCCGTGCTGTGGTTGATCTTGATTCCTTTTGCGAATTTCCTGCGATGAAGATTCGTGGTGAGATTCTTTCCATCGGGTTGATGAAGAATAATTTCGCATTCACCTTCAACGTATTGCAAAGAATCAAGAAAGATCTCTGTCCCGTTTCGGTCGTATTGTGCGCCGCCTGAGATATGGAGGATTTTGGATACTTTGGTTTTAGGGAACCAATTTTCTGGCGGTGATGTTGGCCAAGGAACGACTTTGGAATTAAGGGGAAGCCTGTTTTGAAGATATTGGGTTGGGTTCCAAATTTGATCTGCTGACGAACCAGAAAACAGTTCTGGCATCGCATAAAGAACGGTTTTCCCTCCAGCCTTTTTAATAATTGATTCTGCGTTGTCGTTGTACCAAGTTTCTGCTGTCCACCAAATGTCTGCTTTAGGGGCGATTGTCTCCCACTGGGCGTCAGTAATTGGGTTTTCGACACAGATTGTTTCTGTCCATGCTTCTTCGAACAGGTGGGGTCTTGGTTCTCCCCTACAGGGTCGTGACTGAACTATGACAGTAACGTCTGGCCTCAAATTAGAAAAAGCGTCATAGGTAAGATTTCCCAATCCGCCGTTGTCGTCCCTGACGAGCATTCCTAGCCGCATTTGTTTCCCCAAATTCCTATTTCACGTTGTTAAGGCAGCATCGCCAACAAAGAACGCACACGATGATTATAGGTATGGTTTTCCGCCACCCAAGCACGGCAGTTCCCGCTAATCGTAGAACGTTCGTCAGGATTGCCCAGAAAGGCCCCTATTTTGCTCTCTAAGCCGTTCCAGTCCCCCCACTGGTAGGAAGGGACTCTATTTTCGCTTTGGGCCTCTAGGGCGTCAATGTGGGGCATGATCAGAAAACCTCGCCTACCACACGCTTCGTAGACACGATCCGACCAATATAGAGATTTGTCATAATCTAGACAAAGGCTATCCCCAACAGTGACGCGGGCAGATCTATAAAAATCATTCATTTGGCGGTTGCGTTCCACCCTAGGAGAAGAACCACCCGGGTTTCTGAAACTCCAACCGTTTTTCAGACACATGTCCCTCAAAGCAGAAATCAATTCTGAACGATAAGGCCATTCCTTGTGATAGGAACGACCATCGTTGCCAACAAAAGCAACATCGCAATCAAATTTCTGTTTAAGGATGCCGTTGGATTTCGTCCAGACTTCTCTCACGGCGGGAAGCATCCAGAAATGGTTCACGCCCATTTCTTCCCATTCTTTTTCGTGACCCCCATCGGCGGTAAAAACCAAATCGCAGGCCCACATACAGGAATCCTGCCAATTGGGACGGCTCAAACCCCAAAACAAATCGGCGTGCCAAGCAACCGTGCGCCTCTTGGAAGAAATGTCCCTGACAAATTCTTTGGTGTGATTGCCCCTAGATGAGATCCACAAAACAACGTCGCAATCCTTTACAGAAGCGAGAATGTCTTTTGGAGAAAGAACCTCATCAACAATTTTTGCTTGGTGCCCCTCATTGCGAAAAGCGTCGATCCAATCAGATTCAGCGTTCCATTTCCAATTGGGGTTGCCTACAACAGCAACTTTGGCTTTAGCGGCCACACCCACACCCTGATTTCGTAATCACAAAATTCCCTTCAGGGGAAGAAAGAACCCAACGATTCTTTCCAGTCTTTTCCAAGGAAGCATTCGACGCATCCAAACGGACACGCCCTGTCCTGCGATCAACAGACGTGAATCTTCCACCATCTTCGACAGCAACCCTTTGACGCTTGAAAATAACAGAACCGTCTTCAGAAGTAACTGTACAACCGTTAATTGTAGTCATGGTTAGATTCTAGCGCAATCTAGCAATTGGTTTACTGGAGATGCGAGTTTTTCCTAATTGAAGTTTCGAAGCAGGAACCTTTTGGCGTCTCCGAGCAGCACGTCTACCTGTCAACCAAGCCGCCGCCAAAGAAACAGCGTCGATTTGGTCATCGTGCGCACCCATAGGGAATTCTTCCAACTCGTTGTAAAAATCTGGAATCCAGTCACCTTCCAAAACGGTGACACGCCCCTGCTCGGCCAAAAGCGACCAGACCTCCGCCCTCGTCTGCTTATCTCCGCTAGGGGCGATGCCTTCAACTCTGGCCAGACCTGACATCGCTCTTCCATAAGCGGAAATCAACGACTTGCCAGCAGAACCCGGTTCTTTTTCAATGAGGACACGCGGCAAGGCATCAACTTTTGTATGGCGCAAAACTTTGTCCTGTGTTGCACCCGGACCCAATCTCCAACGGGCAATGTCTTGGATTTGCAACACACCCGGCACTTCTGAACCCTCAACCATTTTCAGAGGATCCCAAGCGACCATAGCGCCAACCGTCCAGTCAGGATCAGGATTGCCGTCCGATGGTTCTGTCGCAGCCAAGTCCCAAGCACGAATCCTTTTCACGCTAGGACCCTGAAGGGGAACAGTCGTTTGAGGAAACCAAGAACGCGTAAAAACCGCTCCTGCGTCTGTCAAAAGTTCAGCCATCAATTCCTGACGACCCAGCCTCGTCCCCTCGTAGCGTTCAAGGATTCGTTGACGATATTCAGAACCAAGGTTAATCAGATTGTCGTAAGTGGTTCCTCTAGTAACCACAGTCCCAGAGTCACCCAAAAGATCATGAATTAAACGAACGTTCTTTGGTGTACCCGTAGCCATCAAACGAGGATCTGGAGGCAAACGACAACCAATCAAAGCCATAGCAAAAGTAGTGTCTTCTTTAAGGCCAAGATGAGCGTCACGGAACTCTGCTGGTTCGTCCAACCAAACAAAGTGGTGCTGCGGGCCGCGCAACCTAGCCGCCTTCTCAGCGCTGAATCCCTTCATCTTTGCACCGTTCGCCAACGTCAATTCGCAAGCAACACGGTTCCAAGAATCTTCTACCGAACCGTTCACCAGCATGGACGGCGGCAAAACGCGCAGAAGACCTGACTCGCCTTCCACCATAACCAATCTGACGTTTTCAAGTGTTGGTGCAACCAAAGCACCACGAGGAACTCCACCCGGAACGTCCAAAGTTGAGCATCGATGTTTGACCCATTCAGCACCAGAACGAGTTTTGCCAGCACCACGACCTGCCATGAAAAGCCAAACAGACCAAGAGCCTTCTGGAGGCAATTGCTCTTCACGCGCCCAAAAGGGCCAGTAATCTTCTAGGGCCTGACGTTCTTCGTCAGACAATTCATTTAGAAGTTGGAGTTTCTCTTCTGGAGAAAGAAGTGCAATTTTTTGTGCAGGACTAATGCTCATTGCTGTTGTCTAGCGATTCCAGTTTTGCGAGAAGTTTTGTCAACGCAAGATCTGGATCGGCTTCTTCCTTTTCTTCGATGATCTCTTCGATGCGGTTCCTGCCCCAACGCTGGGGGAAACTGCGTTCAAGATACCACGCCGCTGCCTGCCAAGTGCCGTTTCGAGAAGCCATTCTCACTGCCTTGACAGATTCAATCTCTGCCTGCGACCTTGCTGAATCCACGTCTCGTTTAAAAGCAAGATATTTGGCTTCGTTAGGATCGGCGTCAAATCCTTCGGCGATT